AGACGTTGATCTAGTAGATCGATTCGAAGATAAAATGGGATTGATTACACTTGCTCTAACTATGGCATATCGTGGTGGTGTAAACTACAGCGATGTTATGGGTACTACTGCAATATGGGATGCAATCATATTTCGTAACTTGTATGCTAATCAAGTTATAATTCCATTCGCTGAAGAAAAGTTTAAAACGCCTTATCCTGGTGGTTATGTTAAAGATCCACATGTTGGAATGCACGAATGGGTGGTTTCTTTTGACTTAAACTCGCTATATCCATCAATTATTATGCAAAACAATATGTCTCCAGAAACTATTATTCCTGGTAAAGTTGCTAATGTCAACGTTGAAAATCTTCTTTCCGGAGAAACTCGTCCAAGATTAGAAGCTAACGAATGCGCAGCGGCTTCTGGTCAATACTTTAAAACTGATAAGCAAGGTATTCTACCAAAGATTATTAACGAAATGTACAGCGAACGCGTTGTAATAAAAAGACAAATGATTAACTCGCAGCGCGAACTAGAAAGGATTGATAAAAATGATAAACAAGAACTATACCGAGTCCAAAGGGATATCGCGATTGCAGAAAACCAACAGATGTCTATTAAGATTCTCCTTAATTCTCTTTATGGTGCTCTCGGCAACAAGTATTTCAGATTCTTCGATCAACGAATCGCAGAAGGAATTACACTTACTGGACAGCTTACGATTCGATGGGCTGAAAAGGCAATCAACACTTACCTCAATAAAGTGCTTAAAACCAACCGCGACTACGTACTTGCCATTGACACGGATTCCGTGTATGTATGCCTAGACGATCTCGTATCAGCGGTTAACCCTAAAAATCCATTAGAGTTTGTAGATACCGTTTGTAAAGAAAAGCTCGAAGAAGTTCTTGAAAAGTCGTATGGTGATTTGTTTGATATCATGGGAGGTATTGAAAATCGTATGGTGATGAAACGCGAAGCTATTGCTGACCGTGGTATTTGGACTGCTAAAAAACGATACATCTTAAATGTCCTTGATAACGAAGGAGTACGTTACGCCGAACCTAAACTTAAGATCATGGGCATCGAAGCAATCAAATCTTCGACACCAGCACCTTGTCGTGAAGCCCTTAAAGAAATGTTTAAAACAATTATTGCTGGAACGGAACGTGATGTACAGAACAACATCGAATCATTCCGAACATATTTTAAAACACTGTCACCAGATCAAATTGCATTTCCACGTGGAATCACAAATCTAACACAGTTTAAAGATAAACAAACAATCTATCGCAAAGGAACTCCAATCCATGCACGTGGCGGTATCTTATACAACAAGATGTTAAAAGATATGTCACTAGATAAGCAATACAACAAAATTCAAAATGGCGAGAAAATCAAGTTTATATACTTGCGCACTCCAAATCACATCAAGGAAAATGTAATCTCTTTCTTAGATTACCTTCCGGAAGAGTTTGGCTTACATCGTTATATTGATTACGATACACAATTTAATAAAACATTCTTAGATGTTATCGACCCGATCTTATCGGCAGTCGGCTGGAATTCTAAAGAGATAGCGACACTCGATGAATTCTTTTAAAATAGTTGTGTACAAACCATTAAAGTCGTGTTATAATATACCATATACAGGAGAAAAAGATGAAAATAGTAAGACTGACGACAGGTGATGAAGTCATTTGTAATGTCGAAGAAACAGAATACACGGTAACTATTACTGATGCATTTTCTATGATTGCTACGGAGCCAGGCAAGATTGGATTTATTCCATTTATGGCCTATGCTAAAGATGAGAAATTTGTAATCGATAAGCAATTTGTCGTTATGATCGTAGACCCGGTTGATGAAATTGTAGATCAAATCAGGGCTATGACAAGCGGAATTGTTACACCACCAAAACAAGGAATTATTGTATGAGCAAGAACTGGGTAGAAGACATCGAAAAGATGCAAGATAAATTCGGAACTCTTGATTGGGTATTTGATAACAAAAAAGATGTAGACAAGCTAAAATCTTTCCTAAGATTTAGAATCGAGTTTTTGCAAGAAGAACTTGACGAAACACGTAATGCTTATAAAGTAATGGATGCGGAAGAAATCGTAGATGGTTTAATTGATCTATGTGTCGTGGCAATTGGAACACTTGATGCTTTTGGCGTTGATGCCTATAAAGCTTGGGACGAAGTTCTAAAAGCAAATATGACTAAAAACGTTGGCGTTAAAGAAGGCCGACCAAATCCGTTGGGACTACCAGATCTTATGAAACCAGAAGGTTGGAAAGCTCCATCTCACGAAGGTAATCATGGTATCCTTAACGATCTTCGATAGTATATACGACAACAAAACTATCAAACGAGTTGATTATACTTCGTTTGATGACTTTGAGAAAGTATTATACAAACTAGCAGGTAGCGATAAGTATCAGAAAAAGGCTGATGCTCCTTTAATATCACCTGCGATTTATCAATCTGGAACCACTCGCGCAAATGCTAATGTCATTGAGTGGGCTGGTTTTGGTATTGTAGATGTTGACGATTATGAAGGATCTATTGAAGACATACACGAGAAGTATTCTAAATATAAGTATGTATGTTATTCTACAGCAAGTTCATCTAAAAGCCATCCTAAATTTAGGTTGGTATTTCCGTTAACAGAATCCGTTATAGCGGATAAAATAAAGCACTTTTGGTTTGCACTTAATAAAGAAATAGGAGACATCGCAGATGCTCAAACAAAAGATTTATCCAGGATGTACTACGTCCCAAGTAAATATAAAGGGTCTTACAACTTCATATTCACACACGACGGAATCATCATGGATCCGAATGAACTTATGGAACGACACAGATACGTCGTATCAAATGAATCGTTTTTCGATAAGTTACCTGACTCTATTAAAAGGAGTCTTATACAACATCGACAAGAAAAACTCAATAACACTGACTTTTCATGGACAGGATATCAAGACTGCCCTTTTGTAAACAAGAAACAGATTGAAGATTACAAGAAAATTACTGGCTCAGGTTGGTATTTACAAATGTACAAGATTATGGTTTCCACCGCTGGCAACGCAATGCAGAGAGGTTATCCCATCTCAGCAAAAGAAATTGCCTGGATTTGTTCTGATTTAGACAATGATACTGGTGGATGGTATGGTAAACGGGATATGGTTAAAGAAGCCGAAAGAGCAATTGATTTTGTTTTTCGAAATAATATATAGGAGAAAAAATGGCTATTAAAATGTTACACAGTCAAGTCTTAGTGACCGCGACTGAAAAAGAAGAAACCACATCGAGTGGTATTATTCTTACAGGAGATACTACGAAGGGTTCAAAACCTGCTTTAGTGTTGGCCGTAAGTGGTGGTGCACTCGGCACAGTTATGTCAGGAGACAGAGTATTTCTTGATTGGAATAAAGCAATGCCGGTAGACTATGAAGGAAGCGCAGCAGCAATTATTGATATTGAACATATCAAGGCGGTGATAAGTGTATAGGTACAGAGTTTATATCACAAGAGTTGTTGATGGTGACACAGTCGACGTGGATGTTGACTTAGGTTTTAGTACGGTACTAAAAAAACAAAGAGTAAGAATGATGGCAATCGATACTCCTGAATCCAGAACTAGAGATCTAGAAGAAAAATTCTATGGTAAACAGTCAAAGTACTTTTTAGAAGGTTTATTGGAAGATCAAAAGATTCAACTAGTATCTCATGATAAAGGTAAATTCGGTAGAATTCTTGGTGAACTGTTTATTGATGGATTAGAAACTTCAGTTAATCAAACTATGATTAATAACAATCATGCAGTTCCATACTATGGTGGTAATAAAGAAGAGACTGAAAGGCATCATCTGGAAAATAGGAAAGCATTAAACGAACAGGGTATTGTGTATGAGGCTTGAAGATCTTAACGGGTGTTATAGTGCTACAGTTACTCCGGAGTTTATAGCTCGTAGGGATAAAATGGTAGAACACTTAGATGCAGGAATTCGTGGAGCAAACTGTGAATTTCCTGAACATGATCAGGCTAGGAGGGATCCAAACCAAGTTTTATCTAAGGACGGAGAGATGCGGTATGACACAATGCATCTTGTTGATAATGTTACTTTAGATTATAAACAATATGCTAAGTCCGGTGTACATATTTCTCCATTTATAAAAAGGTCAATTTTATCAGGCCATACTCAAAAACTAGTTATCTGGAAATGGCGGCCTAATAATTTTGCCCCAGATTTAAATGAGAATACACAAGTATCATACGAAATTTTAGGGGTTGTCGACGCGAAAGAGGCTGTAGACAATCTAGAATACGTAGATGGTAAACAGAGGTTTAAATTTCCATTAAAATAATTAAAAAAAGTGTGTACAACCATATTAAATTGTGTTATAATAACCATATAAAATTAAAAAGGCATTATTATGAAATTCGATGAAGGTAAAGCTCCATTAGCTTTAATTCCACCAGAAGCATTATTAGAAATCGCTGAAGTCTTTGGCTTCGGTGCTGAAAAGTATGGCGTAAACAACTGGCGTGATGACGGTGATTCAACCAGTAAGCTACGAACTTATTCATCAATTCAAAGACATCTTAACGCATGGCATGCAGGTGAAGACCTAGATCCAGAATCTGGCAAAACTCACTTATCACATGCCGCAACACAATTAATGATCTTAATGATGCATTGCATGGAACATCCAGAATTAGACGACAGGTACAAAAAATGATTTATATTAACTCAATTAGAGAACACTTCAAACAGGAACTTGCAGAAGAAAACTTTGTTATCGACCGCAACGGTAGTAAAACTATTGAATTGCTCGGTGCATCATTTCATGCTAGTGAGCCTGCTATATTTGGTACTCCTAATCAGGAATACATCGATGCAGAACTTGATTGGTATAATAGTCAATCTACTAATATTAATGATATATATGGAACTGATTTTGATTCTAAAAGCCCACCTGCGGCCTGGAAAATGACTGCAAATGAGCATGGTGAAATTAATTCAAACTATGGCTGTTTAATTTTTAATGAAAAGTACCATGCTCAGTATGATCAAGTTCTAATTGAATTGACTAGTAATCCTGATTCTCGTAGAGCATCAATGATTTATCAACGTCCTTCCATATGGGTAGAATACAACGATCAAGGCAAAAATGATTTTATTTGTACAAATGCTGTAACATACTATATTCGTGATGGTGCATTACATTGTGTAGTTCAGATGCGATCTAACGATGTGATCTTCGGTTACCGTAATGATTACGCATGGCAAGAATATGTGCTATGTTCATTAGCAGATGACCTAAATGTTAACGACGGTGAGATCTATTGGCAAGTACAAAATTTACACGTTTACGAACGTCACTTTGATTTGGTAAAGTAATGAGTTGGGATACTGCAAAAATTTATAAATGGGATAAACGCTATTTAGCTTTAGCGGAACATATCTCGACATGGTCAAAAGATCCGTCACGAAAGATTGGTGCGGTGGCTGTTGGAGAAAAAGGACAAGTGTTGGCTCAAGGTTATAATGGATTTCCTCGAGGAATCGATGATCAAGAATCAATGTATGAAAACAAAGTTGTTAAATACCAGCATGTTGTTCATGCTGAAATGAATTGTATATATAATGCTACATACAACGGTACGTCGCTTGATGGAGCTACAATGTATATACATGGTTTGCCAGTCTGTTCTGAATGCGCAAAGGGCATTATTCAGGTTGGTATTAAAAGAGTAGTAACTACAGAAATAGATGATTCTATGCCAGAACGATGGGTGGAATCTACACAATTAACTAAGAAGATGTTTGAAGAGGCTGAAGTAATATATGACTTCATTTAAAAAAGACCGGTTTGACTTAGAGCAAGCGATCATGAATGCATGGGCAACAGGAGAAGATTTAGATCTTGTATATCATAATACAGATAACCTAAATTTGAGTCCTAAAGATTGTGATACAATACAGAATCAATTGCTTGGATTAAAATATTTATTTGAATTACGAATGGAAAAAGTTTGGAGTATTTTTGAAGAGTTAGTAACACAAGACAAAAAAAATACTGATGACGAGGCATTTTCCACCAATAATGAGTGGAAAGGTTTCGACGATTGGAAAGATAAACAATATCCAGCCGAATAAGAGTTATGCGCTTGTAGTTCAACTGGATAGAGCATCAGCCTTCTAAGCTGAGAGTTGCAGGTTCGAGTCCTGCCAGGCGCGCCAAAAAAGAGGAAAGAAAAATGTTATACGCAGACTATATGTTTCAACTCGATGAGCAAGGTCTATTAATGTACGATAATGGAGATAGTAATCCATTGGATATGCTTCAAATTGAAAAGACTCCTTTAAATGTAGGTGATCAATTTGTATTAGAACTTGATGAACGTGGCCGTATGTTTTTTAAAAAAACCAATATGCCAGTTCAAGTGGAACTATTTTAGGAAAAGGTAATGAAAAAAGGTAATTGGCACGGAGGAAAAGGTTCCGGCCGCAGAACAAATCAAGACGATAAATCATATGGAAATAACTATGATAAAATCTTTGGTAAAAAACTTGATATAAAAACGCGTAAGATTACTCCTGATCATGCTACTACGAAGACACATAAAGACGAGTCTAAGTATGATCGCAAATCTTATAAAGATGAACTCAGATCTCAAACAGATCTTAACTGGGATGGAAATGACTGACATGGGAGATTTTTCTAAAGAAGAATTAGAAAAAAGTAAACGGATTTTTAAAAGTGCGACTCCTAAATATACACTAGATTGGTATATTAAATGGGTAGCATCTGTGTTTGTGTTATGCGCAATGTCGCTAAGGGGAATACCTGAGTTTCAAATGTGGGATCTTGGTTTATCTGTTATTGGCATTACACTTTGGTTATGGGTGTCTATTTTATGGAAAGACAGGGCACTTATTCTATTGAATGGAGTGGGTCTGCTGTTTTTAGTAAGGAATTTTTTCACAACAATTAGTATACTATGATAAAAACTGAATATTATTATGACTTCTTAAAGTATTTCGAATTAGCGAAAGATCAACAAATTAAATGTAACGTTCCGAATTTTATGCCGCATTTAGAAAGTGGTCTAAAAGATGATCTAATGTTAAACGTTGAATTATATGATGTAGTTGAAAGAAAATACGCTGGATTTTCACAAATAGTTAACGATATATTTTATGGCTGGACAGACAAACATCCTTACTGGGATAGAATGCAGGCAGGACAAGCCACCGCACAACGAGAACTAGTCGCTAAGAATTGGACTGGTCGAACACATTCACTAGAAACCTGGCTGTATCTTTTTATTTTACATAGAGTTACAGGTTCTGCTATTAATTACGGAACTAAACCTTCAGGATATCATAACACACTATTATTTAAATTGCACTTAGCGAATGATATCGATGATATGAAAAAGATTATCAAAGCTGAGGGTAAACTAGGAAAACCATTTTACACTTCTATTGGATATCAATTCCCCGCATTTCCAAAACCTACATCAGATTATAAGAAAGGTGGAGATTATTTCTTATGTGAATATGCTCCAAGATTAGCAAAAGAGCTATCACATTTCTTAGCAATTCCTGGCAAAAAAGATCTACGAGAAATCGGACAATTTATGTTAGACTGGAACGTAGAAAACGGATTACGACAATATAAATTCCAATACGCAGCAGTCGTCGCAGATATTGCAGATTGGTTTCCGCACTTTGTTAATAAAGAAAGTATGTTTTATTATGGAACCAATGCAGTAGAATGTATTTCATATCTAGCTAAAAACGACAACAAACTTAAAAAGGAAGATTTCTTAGATGAAGTCATGATTCAAATATACGAAGATACCGGAAGTGTTCCGTATAATGCTGAAGATGTATGTTGTGATTATATTAGATGGGTTGAAAATTATGTAAGGCCTGGTGATGATTATGCACATTTAGATTACGATAATTTGTGGTCTAGTAGTAGTATTAAAGATCACCCACGCGGCAGACAAAAGGCAATGTTAGAATTAGGTTTAGTTGAAACTTTTAATGGAATGACTTCACACCCATCAGATTTAAAAGTTTTAAATGACAATAACCTAGATGTTGATGACTACAAGGCAATGATATTACACTCAGCAATGGATAAAAATATAAAAAATGGCGCATAACAAACACGTAGAAGATGGATTCAATAAAGACATCGGTTTAATGCAACCAGATGAAGCAAAGGAATATTATTTAGGATTAGCGTCCGGATGGGAAGATCCGAATCCAGCTCCAGTTGAAGTTATACATGAAGGTGTTAGAGTGATAAGAGACGACATGATTGTTGGCACTAAAACAAGAGGTGGCGATTGTCTTATTAGTACTATTAAAGAAGATACTATTGCGTATGTTCAACCGCGTACTGGTTTAGCAGGTGTAAGTATTTTAGATGCTGCTAAAAGACATAATAAAAAAGTTAGATTGTATATGCCGTCTAGTAAAAAGATTTCGCACCACCAAGCGTGTTGCATAGAACAAGGCGCTGATGTGAGTTTTCACAGAATAGCCGCTATGCCCAACTTAAATAAAATTGCATTAGAAGATTCAAGGAAACAAGGATACTACTTTGTTCCACTAGGTTTAAAGCACGAAATGGTTACGGCCGGTATGGTTAAAGTTGCGAGCGCAATCCGTGAACCTGATGAAGTATACGTAGCAACTTCAACCGGAGTACTTACTAGAGCTTTACAAATTGCATGGCCTAACGCTAAATTTACTTCAGTGGCAGTATCGAGAAATATGAAAGCTGGAGAGCTGGGTAGAGCTGAAGTTATTAGTGAACCAAAGGCTTTTACTGCTTCTGAAAAAACAGAAAACCTTCCGCCATTTCCATGCATTGATACATATGATGGTAAAGTCTGGAAGTTTATACCTAAGAATACAGGAAGAAATATATTATTCTGGAATGTAGGACCAGAGCCTACTTTAACGGATGAAACACTATATGAGTCAGTTGACAGTTATAGAGATTGGGATAAAAATTTATGATTACAGGAACATTTAACAAGATACCTAGGAAGAAGAATAGTCACGGATATGGCTGGGCAAGAACGTGGTCTGAAAACTTAGGAGTTGGAATTAACCATGAAGGATACCAAGTAGATGTTTTATATCTAGATCATGGAGTTAATTTTGGTGGGTCACTAAACTTGTTTGGTGGATTTACTGATGAACTAGAAAGAAGAATCAATAACTTCTTAGAAGCCAGGATTGTGTACTCACTAGATATTGATATGCCAGACTATGGTGCTATGCTAAAAAAGCGTAAAGATGTTGAGAATAAAGATTGGTGTGATACCGTATCAGAAAAATGTAAGACTGCAAGAACACTTAAATCTACAGATATTGCCGATATAAAATGGTTAACAATAGGTGATTCACATACTGCCGCTTATTCTCGAGAAGACTCAATGGTAATAAAAACTGATGGACTAACACTCAATGGTCAAATTAAATCAGATTTTGAGTATGTCACCAAACATATATTAGAATGTATGCCGAAAGGAATTACTATGTCCTTTGGTAACATAGATATTAGACATCATATTTGCAGATTAAACGCTGATAGTATGCCTATGCTAAAAGAATGGAAACGCTTTGGAGATGAGTTAGAACGTAAAGGAATTAAAGTAGAATACTCAACACCATGGCCAATAGAATTCGAAGAGAGAAAACTACCGAAAACAGGTTACTATAAAGATCAACCGTTTTGGGGTTCTCGCGAAGAAAGAATCAACGCTTTAAACCAATGGATCGCTAATATGGATGCATTAGGAATGAAAAGGGTTGAATATCCTGAAGAGTGGCTCACAATGGACAGTGAGAAATACGCTAAGGATCATATGGAAAGTACGTCATCGGTACACTTATCTCCAGAGTCATATAGACGTAAAAATTGGGGAATTAACTGTGTACAATTGACTGATTTCATGTTATAATATACCCATTAACTAATAAAAGAGGAAATATGCCAAGTATTAATTTAAAAGCGCAACCAAGAAAGTTCAATAATAATCGGAAAGGTAAACGAGACAATCGTCCACCTCAAGATATGCCTTTTGACGTTGCATTAAGAAAATTCAAAAAGGCTGTAGAAGCTGCGGGTATCTTACAAGATGTTCGTGCTAAAGAATTCTATGAGAAACCTACAGCAAAACGTAAGCGAAAGAAAGCCGAAGCGATCGCTAGACATAAGAGACAATTAAGGTCTCAAGAGCAAACACAATTCGGCAGGAGAAAAAGATAATGTCAGTAATGGACAAACTAAAAAAGAACTCTAAGATTAAAGCTTCAGACGTTCTATCAAAGTCAGTATTCTTTGCCGATAAAGAAATGACTAAAACGGAAGTGCCTATGATTAATGTCGCTTTATCGGGAGATCCAGATGGTGGATTAACTCCTGGTTTGACGGTATTAGCAGGACCTTCAAAACACTTTAAAACATCATTTGCTTTATTAATGGCAGGTGCATATTTAAAGGAACATGAAGATGCAGTATTACTATTTTATGATTCAGAATTTGGTTCACCGCAATCATATTTCGAATCATTCGGTATCGATACTGATAGAGTATTACATACACCAATTACAGATGTAGAACAACTCAAGTTTGATTTAGTAGGTCAGTTAGAAAATATTGAAAGAAATGATAAAGTCATTGTAGTCATTGATTCTATTGGTAACCTTGCTTCTAAGAAAGAATTAGAAGATGCGTTAAACGAAAAATCAGTTGCTGACATGTCAAGAGCCAAAGCACTCAAGGGTTTATTTAGAATGGTCACTCCTTATCTGGCTATGAAGAATATTCCTTTGCTTGCTGTTAATCACACATATCAAGAGATCGGATTGTTTCCTAAAGCAATTGTTTCTGGCGGTACTGGAATTTATTATTCAGCGGATAACATTTGGATTATCGGAAGACAACAACAAAAGACTGGTACAGAGATCAAAGGTTATAACTTTGTGATCAATGTAGAGAAATCTAGATTTGTAAAAGAGAAGTCTAAGATTCCAATTAGTGTAACTTGGGAAGGTGGTATTGCTCCATACTCAGGATTACTAGATGTTGCATTAGCCGGTGGTTACGTTCAAAAACCGAATGTGGGTTGGTATTGCAGAGTCGATACGGAAACAGGTGAACTAGTTCAACCTAAAGTAAGAGAAAAAGATACTTTAGAAGAAGAGTTCTGGAAACCTATTTTCGAAGGAACAAACTTTAAAGAGTTTTTAAAGGGCCATTATCAAATCGGCCATAAACCACTACTAGACGTCGAATTAGACATTGAGCAAGAAAATGGATAGTCATTATATTACAGTAGAACATCCGGATTCTGATTTCTATGCGATACATTTAAACGATAATTCACCATTTCCGAATGTAAGATTTATTTACGGCACTGTATCGATTAAGGAATCTCCGGAACTTGATATCGCAACGTTATCATTTACATATAACATAAGCGATCCTGGTGATTACGATCACGACACATTGAAAGAAGACGAGGATTTTAATAACTACCTCGGAGATTTATTAACACATATTATTGAACAAGGAACGACAAAACTTGAAGAACGAAATACCAACGCACGTACTGAGTCATCTACTTAATAACGAAGAATACTGCCGACGCGTAATACCATATCTTCAAAAAGAATATTTTGAAGGTTCGCACAAAGTAGTATTCGATCTTATTGTAAGCTTTGTAGCAACACATAATAAATTACCTACAGGTAGAGTGTTAGATATTGAGTTACAAAAGGTAGCTGCTCCAGAAGATGTCTTAAATCAATCATCGATTTTAATTAACGAGATTGCAAATAAGACTGATCTTGACACTGACTATTTGATCAATGAGACTGAAAAGTGGTGCAAAGATCGTGCAGTATATCTTGCGATTATGGATTCTATCGGTATTATTGATGGCAAGGATCCAGAAAAATCTGAAGGCGCGATACCGGAAATTCTTTCGACTGCTCTTGGCGTATCATTTGATCAAGCAATCGGTCATGATTATATTGACGATTCTTCGGCACGTTTTGACTTTTACAATAAAACTGAAGAACGCATTCCGTGGGATCTTGAATATTTTAATAAGATTACAAAGGGCGGTATTCCAAACAAAACACTTAATGTGTGTTTGGCCGGTACAGGTGTAGGTAAATCTTTGTTTATGTGTCATAATGCAGCCTCAGTATTGCAACAAGGTAAAAACGTTTTATACATCACTATGGAAATGGCTGAAGAAAGAATCGCTGAACGTATTGATGCTAATCTTATGGATCTACCTATTCAACAGCTTGAGTCATTACCTAAAAATGTGTTTTCTGAAAAGATCGAAAAGATTGCTACAGGAACTATTGGTAAATTACTCATTAAAGAATATCCAACAGGTGCTGCTCATTCTGGTCATTTCAGAGCTTTGCTCAACGAATTAAAACTTAAGAAAAAGTTTGCACCAGATATCATATACATAGATTACTTAAACATATGCTCGTCTTCTCGTATGAAAGCAATGGGTGGTAGTATAAATAGTTACACTTACATTAAAGCTATTGCTGAAGAATTACGTGGTCTAGCTATTGAGTTTAATCTGCCAATTATGACAGCGACTCAAACTACACGTTCTGGTTTTAGTAATACTGATGTGGGTCTTGAAGATACATCAGAATCCTTTGGCTTACCAGCTACAGCCGATTTGATGTTTGCATTAATAGCGACTGAAGAATTGGATGAACTTAATCAAGTAATGGTTAAGCAACTTAAGAATAGATATAATGATCCGACTAAATTTAAAAGATTTGTGGTTGGAATTGATCGTGCAAGGATGAAATTGTATGATGTAGAAGAATCTGCTCAGGACGACATAATGTCTGACATGAGCATCCCCGATAAACCAATTGCGACGTGGGGGAATAATGAAAATAAAGACACGTTTGCAGAATTTAAAGTATAGGAGAAATGCTATGTTAGATTGGATTAAAGGAAGACTTGCTGAAAGAACATCTTTGGATGGAGTATCACTTATTGTGGTATGTGGTTCAGTAATTTTGTTTGGCGGTATCGCTAAACTTTTAGCTTGGGCTGGATTAGCCTGGGGTATTTACACTTTAGTAAAAAAAGAGGACTAATTAATGTTCAATGTTCGTGTTGTTTCGTATAGTAAGCCAGCAATTGGCGTTGATTTGAAAGATGATTTGTTACAAATGGTTGCATATTGTGCCAGAGTTTCGAATCCAAATAACCAAAATAATGAAGAGACCGCGGAGAAATTAGTCAAGTATTTGATTAAACATCAGCACTGGTCGCCTTTAGAGATGGCCAGTGTCTGTATGGAAATCGATACTACTCGGGATATCGCCAGACAAATTCTTAGACATCGATCTTTTTCGTTTCAAGAATTTAGTCAGCGGTATGCTGATCCTACAAAAGACCTAAGCTTTATTACTAGAGAAGCTAGGATGCAAGACGATAAGAATCGTCAAAATTCAGTAGAAATTGGTATTGATGATCCTATACATCATATATGGGAATCGTATCAAGAGGTAATTATCGAGCGTTGTAAACACGCATATGAATGGGCTATCAATGCCGGCATCGCAAAAGAACAGGCTAGAGCAATTCTACCTGAGGGTTTAACGATGTCTCGTATGTACGTAAATGGAACACTGAGATCATGGATACATTACATCCAATTAAGGGCAGAAAACGGCACT